AGTACACCGACATCGTGGATGACAAGAACTCGACGACGAAGGACCTCTGCGAAAAGATCGTGCAGAAGTTCGGTATGTGCCGAAACCTCTTGATCAGCCCGAAATACTGGTCCGATGTCGAGGGGACGCGATACAACTTCTCCGACCTCTACGGCCGCGTCATCGACGACTGGCTGAAGGAGGACAAACTGGGCCTCCCGCACCAATATAAGTGCTTCATCATGGGGTGCTACAGGAAGGACCTAAAAAATGAGAGATTTACACCGGATGAGCTTGATTCTCCCTATCTTCTGGATGAGACGAAGCAGAAGGACGAAAAAACCGGAAAAGATTTGCGCCGAATTTCTCGTTTTCCTGAAGCAGAGCCGACTGAAGTGCTTGAGTCAAAGCGGATTGATTCTACTTATGGAGAGGATCAGTTCAACACGCAGCAGTTGAACAACCCTGTCGGAACGGACAACATGATCTTCCCACCGGAGCAGATGCGGTGGAAGGCAGAGGCCGATCTGAAGCACATCCCAATGCAGTATTACGTCACAACGATCGATCTGGCCAACACGACGAACAAGAAGTCCAACTACACGGCCATCACGACGTGCGGCGTCGATCGGATGAACCGGCGCTACGTGGTGGACATCCAACTGGGCAAGTATCCAGCGGATGAGATCGTCGATCGCATCTTTGCCACTCAGCTCCTCTTCAGGCCCATCCGGGTGAAGATCGAAAAGACGGCGTTCCTGGATGGCCTGAGGCCCTCCATCACGCGGAAGAGCCAGATGACGAATATCTGGCCGAATTTCGAGTTCCTTCCACGAGACACGGAGGTAACGAAAGAAATGCGGATCGAACTTTCGTTACAGCCCTGGTATAAGCAGGGACTCATCTTCTTCTCCGAAGGACTGGACACCTTCGTGAAGGAACACTTAAAACACGAACTGACGAGATTCCCGAAATATGCGTATAACGACATATTGGATACACTCGCCGATCAGTTCCAGGGGGAGACCGTCTTCGGCCCCCTGAAGATGTCGAGGACGGAAGAACAGGTCTTGAAGGACGCGAAGCGGCTGATGATCCAGAGGGCGGAGGACTTCCAAGCGATCTTTGGGAAACAGGAGCCTGATGCGGGGTCCTGGACAGGTTTAGGTGCATTATGAACATGAAATTGAGTGATGAAGGGCTGAATCAAATCGCCCACAATGAGGGCTTTGCCCCGAAGATGTATCCAGATCACAAGGGATACTCCATCGGTTATGGCCACCTCCTTTCTGCGGAGGAGATGCCGCAGTATACCGGCAAGACCATCACACAAGATGAGGCCAAGGTGCTGTTGGGGCAGGATGCTGCGAAGGCGGAGATCTATGTGAATGACACGATCAAGGTGCCCTTGACGCAGGCGCAGTTCGATGCCCTGGTGGACTTCACATATAACACGGGTGTGGGATCACTTGCGAATATCGCGCATACGCTGAACAGCGGTGACTATAAAGGCACAGCGGCTCGTATGAGGCTTTATGACAAAGTACGAGTGAACGGTGAGTTGGTGCAGAATCCTGGTCTCACTGCGCGGCGGAAACAAGAAGTTCAAGCCTTTGCGTGAGGGTGTTATGAAACTGGTCAAGGATGTCCTTATTTGTCTACTACTTATCGCCGGCTCCGGCTTTTTCATATCCCTCGTGTTATTCGTCCGTGATGCAGATAAGACGGTGAAAGCCGTTCCTGCGGAGATTGCGGCTACAAGATCCGCACTTACTGCGGAGATTGATACCAGCCGACAGGATCTGCTTGCAACGGTACAGCACGATTTGCTTGGAACGCTGGACGCCCGGCTTGCCTCGAGCCAGAAGACGGCGGACCACCGGCTCGCTTCCATGCAGCACATGGTTGATGCCCGGACCAAGCAGGCCCTCCAGATGGCTGATTCCCGCTTGGCCGATGTCACAGCCCAGGTCGCGGCCGTCCAGTCCGATCTTCATCCGGTCCTGGCCAATGCGGCGTCCGTGGAGAAGGATGCACAGGACTCATGGGATGACCTCTATTTTGATGTCAAGGCTGGGGTCGAATCTGCTACCGTTGCGGCCACGAGCATTGCACAGACCTCGGAGACAGTGCGGAACGCAGCTCCCCAGGTTGCCGCCTCAGTGCAGGGGATTGCCAAGAGTGCGGATGGGGTTGCTGCGGATGTGAAGCGTGAGGCCGATGCGGTCACCGCACCGAAGAAATGGTGGCAGAAAATCCTCGGCCCTGTCTATACGATCGGGCGGCTCGCAGCGGCGTTCTTGTAGTTAATAACTCAGGACATAGGGCGGACTTTAGTAAAATAGAAAGAGGGGCACCATGAAGAAACGATTGACCGACTTCCTATATAACGTAGACCGAGCAATTGCGTCTCTTTTTGGTGCCCCTCCTCAGGAAACCATTTCCTCGGAGATTGGCCGTCACGAGAGCAACCCGATTGACGAAGCTGCGGCTGATGTTTTGGACGGTATTCAGAAGGACCACGTTGAGAACGCAGTAATCCACGCCGATAAGCTGGACGCGGCGGATAACGGGAAAGAGCAATAAATGCCTGAAATTACCCCAGCCCCGCCCATTCAGGACGTTGATTTTGAGCGGCTCAAGTATATGTTCGAGCAGGAGCCGACTGATCAAGCGGCCGTGTCTCTCGTCTCCAAGACCTTCACGGGATATGAGTCCCGGAGGATGACGATCGAGAGGAAGTGGCACGAGAATGCCTCCCTCTATCACGGGGTCGTGGAGAGGCGGAATTGGAAAGGGACGGATGTGCCGCGAGCGGCCCTCCCGGTCCCCATTGCCTACAATCAGGTGGAAGCGGCTTATCCGATCATCTGTGATGCCCTTTTTAACTACTGGCCCACCTTCTTCGATGTGACGCCCCTCCCTGGCATGTCCGCTCAGGAATCGGCCCATATGCGAGATGTCATGGCGGCCTACTTGGAGACGCCTTTCGACGAGTCCGGGATCACTCCCATTGTCCATATGAAAATGGCCGTCCATCAGTCCGAGAAGTATGGGGATGGCTGTGTCGAGTTGAGCTGGGATGGTGGCCAGAAGCGGCCGATCGTCGAATGGCTGGACTGCCGGGATGTCTATGTCGATCCCAGGACTCCGGGGCCGGTAGCTGACTGGTGCCCTGCGACTGTCGTGAGAAAGCTGATGAACGTCCAGGACCTTGCGGATATGCGAGGGACGGACGGGGTGAAGATCCCGAAGGACGGCATCCTGAACTTCTTGGCCAAGGCCCGATACATCACGACCGGCGACGTGGCGAAACAGAGAGAAGCCCTGGCCCGCAGCGAGCAATTCTATCCGGCCGACTATGCCATTGACCCACAGCATCAACAGGTGGAATGCCTTCAGTACTGGACGAAGGATCGAGTGATCTGGATTCTCGGTCGTATGTGGTGTGCGATCAATAAGCCGAATCCCTACGGCTTCGTGCCCATCCTCCGTGCTCCTTACACGATCATGGAAGGCCGTCCTTATTCGATGTCCCTCGTCGAGGTGCTCCATGGCGCACAGCGATATGCACAGGGAATCAGAAACGCTCGATTAGATAACCTGTCGCTTGCTCTCAACCGTCCTCGGACCAGAGCGGCTGGTACGTCCAGCAAACCCGTCGCTTGGGCACCGGGCATGGTGGACGAGGTCACCGATCCGAAGCAGGTGGAAGTTCACCCGATCGACAACATGACGCCGGACGCCCTCCAAGAGGAGCAACTGATCCACGCGGACGCGGATCGAACCTCTGGTGTCAATCAGGCCGTGCAGAGCGGCATGCCCACCCCTTCCAATGCCAATAGGACAGCGACGGGCATCAATAGTCAGGTGTCGAGTGTCAACAGCCGTCTGTCAGTCGTGGTGGAGAACTTCGAGACCTTCATGATCGTCCCGATGTTGTACAAGCTCCAGAAGATGATTGCGAAGTTCGCGCCGGAGCAGATTACCGTCCAGCGGCCCTCTTATCGTGATCCTCAGACTGGACAGTTGGTCCCGTCCCAGGACATCCAAGTCGATAAGACCCTCTTCTCCAAGGGGGCCAACTTCCGCATGGAGGCCGCCTCGCGGATGAAGACCAAGGCCAATCTGGCCGCCTTCCTGGTCCCAGTGACTCAGCTTCTCTTCAACCCCCAAACGGCCCAGCTCGCGCAGCAGTCAGGTAAGACGATCGACTTCGAGGAATGGAGCCGGTTCATGCAGGATGCAACTGGAACCGCCCGTTCCTATGACTTCTTCCGCGACATGGAGGCGACTGAGCAAGCGCAAATGCCGCCCACTCCACAAGCGGCGCAAATGATGAAGGCGCAGCTCCAGGCCAACAGCCGCGACAAGGCCACCCAGGCCAAGATGGCCATCGAGCAACAGAAGATGCAGCAACAGGCTCAGACCGCTTCGGATGATCGGGGTGAGAACTCTGCCCTCCAGATTCTCCAGGCTCTCATAAAGGAGCGGATGACCCACTTCGAGAACCGGATGGACCGGGATACCCTCCAATCGACTCCGGCCGGTAACTCGTCTGACCAATTGGCGGAAAACGATGGACAGTAATCTCACATTGGAGGAGAAGAGAGCAATCTCTTCTCTTCTCACCGTCAAAGGTTTCCAGTTAATCATCGATAAAGTGGTAAAATTGAATAGAGAATCCGCGTTAACTAAGATGAAGATGTCACTAAGTGACGAGAAGCTCCAGTTCTCATATGAGTTCTGCGCTTGGGATAACGTGGTGAAGGCGTTGGAAGAGACGCCGAAACAGATTATGGAAGATCTGAAGGCTGAAGGGGACGAGATTTATGGATAGGAACGAGATGTTTCAGCAGTTGAATGGTCTGAGCGACGAGCAACTGTTGAACCTAATTACGCCGCACGAAAAGGAAGAGAAACAGCGGC